CCTTAGTAATTTTACTATATTTATTTATAATTTAAAGATTTGATAAAAACTCACTAAAGAGACTTAATTTCTGCTCTTCCAAACGTTTTTGACCAACTAGAGTGTTAATACGCCTTTTTGTGCGTGACGCAAGTTGCTCACGAAGGTTTCCACCTTCCCAAACCCACTCTTTTCCTTCCATGATACCATTAACAAACGCATCAGGTGCGGAAGGATCAGCGACAATATCAGCAGCAGTTGCTAACTGAAAGTCTTCGCCAACCACTTTTGCTCCAGTATTATCCTCTCTTAGTGATCCAACACCACGAGAAGATACTCCAAGTGTCACGCCTTCATCTATAAGAGATGATGCAATCTTACCCATTGGAGTTGAAAGCAATTGTGCCTTACCTCTAAAATTATTTCCTTCTTGAACGAGAGAAGTAATCTTATGTGAAACACGATCTAAATTCACAGTTGGACCATCTGGATGTCCCAACTCACCTAAAGCACGACCTTTCTTAACGAAAGATTCGGTATAACGACCAACCTCACGAGAAAGAGTTTCTACAGGGTACATCCGACCATTACGGTTTTTTATACCACCTTGAAGAAATACTCCTTCAATGTATAGTTTTTTATTTGCACCTTTACCTTCGGAAATAAATTTAACCTTAGATACTTCTTCTGTGATTAATTTCATCGTTTTTAATTCGTGTAACCTACTTTTGCACCTAATACTGCAGCATTTGCTGCGAATATCGCATGTGCTTGTTGCTTCTCAATTACCTCAGAGGTTGACCTCATAATAGTAAAGGTTCCAACAACAGCACCATTTGCTGCTTCTACTACTGTAACTAAATGATCAGCACCAGCAGCAGTATTAACTAACCTTACTACAGTTGCATTATCAAAAGTTGATGCAGTACCAGTACCAGTAGGACATGCTGCCTGTGTACCTTTTACTAAAAGTCTAGTCATTTGACTCCTCTTCGGGTTCCTGTTCTACTTCATTAGTGACACTTGCATCAAGATCAACGTCTTGATCAAACTCACTATCATCACCAAACAGACCTGCTGCAACAGAAGGTCTTAACCCTTCAACACTATCTGAACTTTTAGCATAAAGGAGTTCCTTTATTCTATCAGTTATGTCGGTTGGGGATTCATTATCAATCATTAAATCCACTAAATCATCCATTTTGTCACAAATTAACTAAGAATTATTTATATCTCTCCACCTTTTGGCATTTTTATTTGGGTCGCTTTATCGCTTCCAGCATCTAGACTTGGTTCATTTACAGGAGCACCTAAATTCATTTCTGAGTTAGGATTCTCTGCTGGATTAGCAAGTTGATCTACAGGCATTCCAGTTCCTGGATCTAAAGGCATATTTGGATCAGGTATAATTCCATCCTCAATTTCCCTCTTCATTTGGTTATCCATTTCCTTAATATCATCTTCAGTCTGTTTAAGAACTTTAGTTCTCAACCATTGTGCAGAGAAATATTTACCCATATATGGTTCCATTGCAGCAACTACACCAAGTTGCTCATTTAGGAGTTCATTCTCTTTAAGATCTGAGAAATGATTATCATATAAGAAATCAAACTGAATATGATCTTCTAGACCTTCCCAATCATCTGGAGTAATAATATTCTTCAGAATTAATTGAGTCTTAAGCATATCCATAAAGACTTGTGCAAATCTCTTACGGAGTCTACCTACAAACTTAGTAAACTTAAGTTCATCTCTTAAGATCTCTGATGATCTACCTAAATTAAATCCACCTTGACTGTCAAGTCTACTTGATGGAACATTCAATGACTTATAAAGTTTAGTTTGGAAATATTCAATATCAGTAAGTTCTCCAAGGTTTTGTCCACCAGGAAGTGTAGTGATCTCTGTTCCTCTACCACCTTCTCTTCTTGGTAACCAGAAATCCTCAAGCATTGCCATATACTTACGGTCATCTCTGATCTCTCCAGTATCAGCATTATAAACCAGTTTATTTCTATAACGGTTCATAACATCACGCAGATATTGCTCTGCTTTAATCTTAGGAAGATTACCTACATCAATGTAGAATATTCTTCTTTCTGGAGCACGAGATAATCTGTAGATAACAAGACTATCCTCAACCATTCTTAATTGGTTAAGTGCTTTAATTGCTTTATGTAAGTAAGATAATACTGTTTGCTTATTTCTATCTACAAGTCCTGATGTGACATATGTTATTGCATCTTTTGCAATTTTAACTGTCTTAGAATCTCCTCTTGCAGGAATCATTCCAGTATTCTTTGATTGAGCATTAGGATCATAGAGATAGTACTCTTCGATCTTAGGTGCTTCAAATGCCTTTAATTCATCATTTTTCTTATCAGTCATTATTGGTGACTGATAGTTGGGTCCAAGTTTTTCTTGCTTTCTTATTAATCTTATTTTAAGCGGATCAATATATCTTACTTCTTGAATTCCTTCTTGTGGATTTTTTAAATCAATTACTTTATGATAATATACTCTTCCATCAATATACCAAGTTCTAAAAATTTCGTGACACTTTTTGTCAAATCCTATTAATGATTTAATATGTTTAAATTCTTTTCTAATAATATCTTTTAATTTATCGGAAGCATTGAGATTTGATAGTTCAATCTCTACAGGTGAATCATCAAGATCCGAAACTATTGCTTCATTTACAACATCTTCAATCGCACTATCACATTCTGGATGCAAGCACATCTCCCGATATCTGCGAACCAGGTCTTGTTCGTTCTTATATACTCCTTCGATATCTACGTATTGTCCGTAAAAACCACTAGAAATATAAAAATCTGACTTATCTTCCTCGTTACTAGGAACTGGAGAGACTACAGCTTTCTTTGCCGAAGTCTTTCCAGTATCAGGTAACTTGAATCCAAATAATTTAGCCATTAATCAAAGTTGAAGTATTATCTATGTCTATTTATGCACCCGTGCCGATCTGACTATTTCCAGAAGGATCTAGTGTATCGTACCACTGATAATGCATCTCAACTGTGAATGTCTCGATTTGATCTGAAGTATCATAAGAAAGTTCAATTTCTCCAATAGTAGTTGGATATGCACCAAGGAATTTGTACATCTTCAGTACAGGAACCTGTACTCCACTTGTAGGAACATTTCCTTGAAGTGAAGATCTACCTAATTGTCTTACAAACATATCTTGTTGATAATCAACTGGATTTGTTCTACCAGCATTATCCTCATGTTTGTTAATAAGATTGCTCCATCTTTCAAAAGCAGTTCTTATTCCAAAGTCAACATCATTAATGACAGTAATTGTCCAAGGAGCAAAAGTTCTATCTCCTGCTACTCTAAGTTGTCTTCCTCGATAAGCAACATCAATATTAGCAATTGTTGATGCAGGAAGTGCTGCAGATTTTACTAGAAATCTAGATTTATCTGCTAACTCATCCTTACTAGCATCCAGTGGAATTGCATCGTCGGGGAAATAGAGTTCACACTCGAACAGATTAGGACGAGCACCACCCCCAACCATTCTACCCTTGAACGCATCAAGGGTTCTATCTTTAGTATTTGGAATGTTTAGATTGGCCATTAAATTCTTCCTCTAGTTAATTAAACGTTTCCGACGACTTCTTCAAAACTAACTCCTGTGCGAGTAGCAACAAAAGTAAGTCCGATAAAGTTGATTGATCTTGCAGGCTTAACGAAAATGTCAGCTCTGAATTGATTTGAATCAATAATATCAGGAGTGTTGTTTGTCTCGTCGCAAACTACAACAAAATCATTAATACCCCTCTTTGCTTTAACATCACGAAGATATGGTTCAACGATATTCAAGAAATTAGATCTTGTAATAACATCATTGAATTCAAACAATTGAGCTTTTGCTGCTCTTTCAATTGTTGACTCAATAGTGAGGAACAAACGACGAACGTTAATTCTATCAAATGCAGATGCTACACCAAGAGCAGTCTTATCACCGAAAAGAATAATTCCAGATCCAGGTTGGAATATAACTGGGTTAATTCTCTTAGGATAAAGTGCATCTCTTTGTGCTTGTGATGGGTTGTACGCCAACTTAATAGCACCATTGATAGATCCTCTTGATGCTCCAGCAGGAGAGAACCAAGGGAATTGGTTGATAGAAGTTCTTGCCATTAATCCAGCAATGTCACCATTTAAAGCAACATATCTGAACTCATTATTAAATCTATCAAACATATACTTATAACCAGAGTCAAATACTGTATAAGATGAAGATGGTAATGGATCAAAGAAATCAATAATGTTATCTGTCTGTGTATCTGAGTTACTTACACTTACAACACCAGCTCTATGTGGTGAAATACATGCAACACAATCCTTTCTTACGTTTGCAATCTCAATCAGTTTTCTTGCCTTTGCAGAAGATTCTGCCACAGAAGCACCACCAGATGGTCCGTTAAGTAAGAAATTGATTGAATACTCTGCTTGATTCTTAAAGAGTTCATATCCACTAACAATATTTGCTAGTGTTGCAGCATATCCACCAGTTCCAGAATAATTTTCTCCACCAGTTAATGTGTAAGTCTTGTTACCAACAGCAGAATATGTAGTACCTTGAGCACTAGTACCCCAGTTACCAACTCCAGTTAATGCCCAAGCATTTCCACCAGCAGTAGCAGTTAATCCACTCTTAGTAGCAGTGCTATCAACACCACCAGCATATATGTAATCAGAAACCCTTGCAAGATAGTCTTTATAGTAATTTGCCTCAGATGGGGATACTTTTCCATCTAATGACTTAGAAAGACTGACATGTTTTTCAACAATGTTTGATGCAGTTCCAGTTACACTTCCATCATCATCAACAACGACAACGTGAATTTCATCATTTCTACCACTTCTATCTTTGACATATTCAGAAGATGCTGGTCTATCTGCAATCGACTTCCAATATACCGTTGAATTGGTAATTCCTAAAGTTTGTTGATCATACCAGTCAAGAACAGTTGCACTATTCATTGCTGATACATGTGCTGCTCCAGTAGTCTTAACAACTTGAAGTGGATTCGCAGTAGAAGAACTAGTTGTAGTTCTTGTAAATGTGAATACTACAGCATCACCAGCAGTTGCAATACCAGTAATTGCTTTGTCAACTGAAATGATACTTACACCAACACCAACAACCTTTGTGTCAGAAGCAACTACAGCAGTTCCAGCAGTAGAAACAACGTCTCCAACTGCAACATTCGCTGTTGCGATACCACTGATAGATGCGTCAAATGCTTCATTCGTTACACCAGTTACAGTTGCAATTCCTAAACTTGAACTTGTTGTGGTTGTAGATGGTGCAATAAATGCAGTTATACCACCTTTGGCATAATTTGCAACAGTTGAAGTACTACCAGTAGAAACTTTATCTGTTACCTTAACATGAAGTTCATGTTTTGTGGTGTCTACAGCAGTAATGACTCCTCTAAGGTATCCACTAGCAGCACTAGTTGTACCTGCTCCAGACTCTACTCTTCCAGTAAGAACCTGTGTTACTCCTAAACCGACCATTCCAGCAGTTACACCAGAACCAACAGCAAGAATTTGATCTGCCTTGGAGTCAATCATGCAAACCTTAAGATTGTTTGCCCATCTTCCAGGAGTTTTTGATGCTACTAACCAACCAGTAGCAGAAGAATAATTGTTTACGTAATCTTCGTAATTTTTAATTTTGACCGTGACAGCAGAACTACCGTCTGTACCAACACCAGCACTATTTAAATTGGTGTTATCTACTCTTACAACTCTTAAAGTTCCACCATAGGAAAGATAAGACGATGCACCCAACCAATAATCGTATTGAGCATCAGTTGTTTTGGGTTCACCAAAAGTAGCAAGAAGATCTTGTTCTGTTTCTATTAAAGCTGGTACATCTACAGGTCCTTTTTCAAATGGTCCTGCAATTGCTCCAACCTGGTCATTAATACCATCCACTCTACCAATAGTTAAGTCAACTTCCCTTACTTTGGTCCCAGGAGATACTAAGTTAAGCGACATGTCTCTTTTCCTCTAGATCTGTTCATTTTATCTAAAAATATTTATAAATTGCAATTCCTTACATGCATTTCTACATGTAGTCCCACATGTAATTCATACCACCACCTTTATCTCCATATTCATCTGTATACCATCGATCTCCTTCTGGGTCTACAAATGAGACTTCATCAGTCCCATCACTAATGAACCCAAAAGGTGCCATATCTTGTTCGATTTGATCTCTTTGTTCTTCATATAATCTTTTTCTTACATCTTGATCAGTAAGTTCTTTAAAATAGGGTTGCTGAAGTAACCATGCATATATTACAAGACACATAGCAAGGTCATCATTACATCCTTCTTCTGCTTCAAATGAATTACTTTTTGATATAAAGGTAGTTAATTCTGATATAATTTCATAATCTTTAAATAATACTTTATCTGCTTCTATTACTTGTTTTAAATTTAATGATCCAATCTTTTTTACCGTCTTGGACATCTTTACACCAAACTGTGTTTTATTCCCTGAAAAACCTTGTCCTACAACTTGACCTGCTCTACCTCTCATAGAACACATCAAAAGATTAATATATTCAAGATCAAAATTTAATATCGATGCAACTTGATCTCCAACATCATTTACTTCACATAATACAAATGCATTATTATATCCTCTTACTGTTTCATAAATCACATTTGGAAATAACATTGGTTTAACTTGATTATTTCTATATTTTGCAACAACTTGATGTGGAAATTCAGTAATATCAAATATAATAAACGCAGAGTAATCTTCTCCCACTCCTCTTGCAACGTCAACAGTACAAACATAATCATGTTTTTCTATTGGTGGTATATAAACATCTAATCCAGAATTTGATGTAATTGGTTTATCATATACAAGAGATTTTAATTTTGCTGGACTAATAAGAGTATCAACAGATCCTAAGAATTCACATTCAAACTCAACTTTAAATTGTTGTTCTGATGTGTTCTTAATAGTTTGAAGTCTCCATTCCTCATCTCTATTTGGAACTTCAGACCAATGAACAGCAGTAGGTATATAATCACTCTCACCATTCTCTGCATCGTGCCACATTCGGTAGAAGTGATTCATACCTTTAGGGGTAGATACAATTATAATTTTAGTAGATGTACCAGATGAAATAGTAGGATATACTGAACTAAAGAAGTCGTCTGCAATATGATTCGGTACGAAAGCAAATTCGTCCAAGAATATAATGTTAAATGTCATACCTCGAACAGCAGCAGCAGATGTAGATGCTGCCATAATCTTAGAACCATTCTCTAATTCTAGACTACCCTTGTTCCAAGTTAGAATACCTTGTTGCATCCACTTAGGTAAGTTCTCATAAGCAATCTGTAATCTACCAAGTAGATCTCGTGCAGTTGCTGCTTTGTTAGCAAGAATACCAATATTTACATTATCATTGAATATTGCATAATGTAACAAATACGATACCGATGTAGTAGACTTACCAGTCTGTCGAGGCATCATACAGATATTAAATCTATTATCGTGGAATCTTTGTATTAACTTCTCCTGAAAAGGCCACATGTCAAAACCGACAAGACCTTCATCCACATTTACAATTTTTATATAATTTTTTGCAAAATAAACTGGATCATCTTTACATTTGATGAACTCGGATATTTGCTCTGCGTTAAATTCAACTGGAGTATTTGCCTTTTTTAAATTAGGATTGCCCAGATATATGTTGTCAGACATGATCTATCAACTCTCTCCAGCAAACATTAATGGTTTGGTTGGATCATTGGGTGCTGGATCAAAATATAATACTGTAGCGTTTGGATATGCCTTTCTTACTTCAAATGTAATTTCTGCTTTTGTTGGTCTAGTAAACTTAGAAAAGAACATGTATAATTGAATTGGTTTTCCTCTCCAGTTCAACATAATACTATATGTTCTACCTCTTTCTTGAATGCGAAGATAACCTTCATTAGTAGGTCTTCTAGGAGAAGTACGTTTTTGATGTTGCATATCAATTGAATCCTCTTTTTCTTTTTTAATCTTATTCACATGTGCGTCACTTGATAACGCATTATACATCCTAGTAATCTCTTCATCAGAAAGTTTTTTCTTTCTGGCTTCAGAAATCCATGTATGAAAAGTCTTCATCATATCCTAGAACTTTCTACTATTTAGAATTATCTTCATTGATTCCATTTTTTAAAAGTTTTTGTAGTTCTGCAGTAGAACCAACAAATAAAGCATTATTTACAGTTGATGGTCCCTTTTTCTCCTCTGCATTTAATTCTTTTGTCTTTAATTGTAATTCAATTAATTTATCAGTTGTATCTGCAACATTCTTAAGTAATTGACTTACAACTTCATATGCTCTTGGTTGTTGACCTTCTTGTGCAACTTCCAAAATACTATCAAGTGCTTCTTGCCCTTTCTCTATTAATGAATAAAGATTACCTCTAGTGTATTCATAATCACGAATAGAATCAGGTTTTTCCCTTTCTAACTTTTTAAGTTCCTTTTTAGATTCTTTAATGACATCTTTTGCTTGATCTACAACTTCAATGTCAAGAGATTCATTTATACTGTCAAACTTACTCATACGTCAACTCCTTTTGATGGACTATAGGTTTTACCATCCATGAAATCAAACCTATTTTCACTAAATCCGAAATCATCGCCAAGATCAAGAAGAGCATCATCTGATGCATTTATTGCATTAACTGCAGTTCCTTGATTGTGAGTATCAATAGTTGATCCATATTGACCTCTATTAACTAATAATGTATTTCCAGTAATCTTTCTGATATACATTGTTTCATTATCAATTTCAATATAAGTTTCAGCAACAAGACTTACTGCATCACCAACATCAAATTGAGTTTTCGTAGTATCGAGATTTACAGCAAGAACTGTAGTTGCATCATCATTATAATCTTTAGTAGCAGTTGGTTCTGCAGTATATCTAAGATCTCTAGATGCAGTTTTTCTATTCTTAGTTTGAGCACTATAATCAACTTGCACTTTCTTAATAAGTCCTTCAGATGAAGTAGGAACAGGACCAAATAAGAATGTTTTTGCAGTAAAATCTAAATTATGAGTAATAACTCTTTTTTCTTCATATCCACTACCATAAGTATCATCAAACGAAAGATTATCCAATACCATAGGAATATCTCTTTTCTCTCCTATAGATGATACTAAATCAACAGTTAAATTAAATGATGGTTGGAAATAAGGAAGTATCTGTTCTATAATTTGTAAAGCATCTTCATTATACTGAGTCATTATGGATAAATTAAACCCAATATTATAAGGAACTGGCATGAATACTTTCTTTGCAACTTTTGTTCCACTAGTAGTTGCTGCTTTGAAAGTCTGCATTGTAGAAACTTTCCTAGAATTATCATAATTAATACTAGTCATTTCAAATGCTAGTCTAGGTAAAGTTATAGCAACTCTCTGTCTTAAATCTGGTTTTTGCTCTAATCTTGCAAGAAACTTTTCAACTGGACCATAAGCAATAGGAACTCTAACAGTACTATGAACAGTGCCATCTGGTTTCTTATGCTGAATATCAATTGCATTAAAAAGAGTACCAAATGCTATGATAGTCTTTCTAATAATTTCGTGATAGTAATATTGTCCTAACATAATGTTGTGGTTTACTTATAATAACTATTTAGAACTCGCCAAATGGATTCGTTTCAGTAAAGTCTAAAATTGAGTCAGCTTCAGTCTCAAAAGGAGTATTCTCATTGAATGTATCTTCCTCATCTTGATCTGATGCAGTCTTAACAATATACTTAGTATCAGTTCCACCTAGAGTAGTTCCAATTCCTACAACTGCTTCTCCAGGAACGAAACTACCACTAGGTCTTGTGACTTTAAGTATTCTTTCATCATAATCCCAACTCTGTACATGAGCAGTTGTTCCAGAACTAACTCCTCTAACAAGTTCCTTATATTGATAATTTCCTGTTGCAAATCCTGCAGCAGCAGGTGGATCTATTGTTATTGATGGTGCTACGTTATAACCTGCACCAGCATTACTATATCTAATTGCAGCAACTTCATTATTAGTATTAAGAACTGCTTCTGCTTTTGCATCAGCATACCCAGTAACAGGATTTCTATTACTTGGATCATTAGCAAAAGTAACAGTTGGTGCAGAAGTATATCCAACACCAGCATTAGTTAGTGTCATTGAAGTAACAATTCCTGCAGTGATACTACAAGTTGCTGTTGCTTGTGTTCCAGCATCTGCAGTATTTTGACTATTTCCTTTGAAATTGGAATTATAGAAATAATCATATGAAGAAGTTCCTCCACCAGGTGGATCTATCTGATAATGTCTACCATACTGATAACTATTACCACCATAATCTATTACACTTGCTGTTATTCCACCAGTACCATTTACTGCAGTTATTCTTACATATGCATCAGTACCTGTTCCTACAGTATAACCAGTTCTAGGTTTAATCAAACATTCATTACCAACAACAAAACCAGTTCCAATTCCACTACTACTTGGTGTCCACTGTGTTACAACTCCTACTCTTTCTGCAGGTGCTGCTATTGTAACTGCAGGAGCAGTCTTATATCCTTCACCACCTGAAGTAATATTAAATCCAGTTAATATGCCAACATTACTTGTATTTGTAGTTGCGGTTCCAACTAAAGCAGTTGCAGCAGCTTCAGGTGTTGATTGACCAATATTGACATTTGGTATTGCTCCATATTGCTCTCCACCATCAGTGACAGTAATTGCACTTAATCCCTTTACACCAATAACAGCAGTTGCTATACCACCAGATCCCAATACATTTACACTTCTAACTGTAACTGTAGGTGGTACTGTATATCCAAATCCTGGATTAGTTAAAAGTATTCTATCAATAGATTCACCTACTTGACCAGTACGACTTGTCATAATGGCAACAGCAGTTGCATTGATACCTCCAACTGGTGCTGTTGTAATACCAATTGTTGGTGGAACGGTATATCCTGTTCCATCATTAATCAAATCAATATATCCAAGACCATCTCCAACAGTCAATCCACTTGGAGTAGTTGCTTTTTGTACACTTGCAGTTGCAGCACTTGCACCAAGACCAACCATAGTTAATGTTGTAATATAACCAAACTGATCTACAGCAGTATCTACTGCTTCAATACTTGTATCGATTGCTTGATCAATTTCAGCATCCATTACCTCACAACTTAAGGTATAGACATATAAATTATTTAATTGATAAAATGGTTTTCTTGCCTCAACATACTTAATCTCAAACATAGTATTGTCAAGAGGAAGAAATATCAAATCTCCTTCTTGTGGTCTTGTAGATACTTCTACTTCGGAACCTAAGAATGGAGTAATGAAATCTTCATATCTTTCTTTAGAAACAACAAGATTAACAGCATCTGTTGTCTTTACACCAAATTTTGATAATATATCTCCAGATCCTTCAAATCCTTGGTAATTTAATAGATATGCTTCTAATCTGTAAGCATCATCAAATGTAGATGCTACAATTTCTTTAATAATAGATGTTTTATTAACAATCTTTCTGGGAAGATATACAACATCTTGTCCATATATTTTTAACTGTTCATTAATTATATCTTGGACTAATCTTTGTTCGCTAGTCGATCCTTGCAGAAAATAGGGAGAAAGTGGCATGGCATTATCCTATCATGTCAAGCGGTGGTAACTCGTATTCTGTCTTAAGTTCGTATTCAAGTTGTTCAATTTCTAACTTTGCATCATCAAACATTTGTCTTCCATTCAAAGAAACACCACCAGGAAGCATAACTCCTTGGAATTTCATCATATTAATACCCCACTGCCTTTTAATTAAAGCAGTAACATACCTTTTTAACCACCAATCATTATAAAAATCATCACATCCAACTGGATCTACAAGTCTAGTACATTCGACAATTAAATAAGTATCATTAGAAACTTGATCCCAATCAATATCCATATAAAGTCTATGCCTTTTTTTATTAAACCTAAGTTGAACATCTGGAGTAATAAGTCTACTTAAATCCTCAAGATAGGTTTTAACCATAGCATAATTCATCAAATCAAGAGCACCATAATAATAAAGATCATTTAAGAATATTTGATATTTAATATTGAATAATCCACTTGATATAGTACTTGCATCCATCTTAAATACTTTTTCTACTCCGAGTACATGATCGGGTAGTTGTATATAATTATTTCTTTCTGTCCATGATGCACCACCAGGAAATCCACTACCACCACCAGTTGTTGTAGTATTGCTAGTTTTTATTGTATTTAAATTTGCTTCAGTCAATTCATGCTTCAGAAATGCTTTTTCTGAACCATCATAATGTCTTTCTTGGAAATATTGAATAGCATCATCAAGTTGATCATCAATCTGATCATCATCAACGTTAATTTCAAGGACAGGATAACCTAGTTTTCTTAGAGCATAATCTTTTAATTGCTCTCTACTTTTGCATACTGCCATTAATCCTTACCCTTCTTTTGGTATTTATCTTCATTTTGTTCATCATAAATCTTCTGTAACTCAATGTTCTGTTCAATTAATTTTTTTCTTTCTTCGCCAAAATCCTTAGTTAAGGTTTGAATCTTTGCTTCCAAAAGAACATTTTGATTTGTCAAAGTTGATAACCTTTGATTGTATAATTGCACCAATACATTAATATCAACTTCACGGTTATTTTCCATATTTTAAAAAACGCCTCCATCTAAAGTTGTAGTCCAAACAGGTACTCCTGCTGCATTTGTAGTCAATATGTAGTTTGAGGTACTTATACCAGAAGCAGGTGTTCCAGTAGAAGTCATCTTACCAGTAGAGTCAAAGTATATAGCACCACTAGTAGACCATTCACCACCACTAGCACCTTGATAATAGATACCTTTAATATCTAAGAAACCCCTTACACCTTCAGCAGTATTACCAGTTACAGTAGCTTGTGGAATGTAAGTCCATGCTCTTGCTGGAACATTAGTATTACCACCATTAGCAGATGCACCAGCACCATCAATATAACCAAAGAAACCTGTTTTATTGTTTGCAGATCCAGTGCCTGTATTGTATGAGAATGATAAACCACGATCAGTGTTAGTATCAAATGCATGGGTAACTGTTATTTGACCACCAGTACTGATACCAGCAGTTGATACACCAGTATATGTGATAACATTTGTACTAGTATTATATGCAGTAACAGTAGTCAAACCAGAGTTTGGAAGTCCAGCAGCAGAAAGAGTATCACCAGTATTAATACCAGCAACGCTATCTACTTTTATTGTAGAAACACCAACAGCAACATTATATGTCATTACTGTCAATGTACTAGTAACATCACCAACGTGCATAATTGGATCATTTAGAGTTGCATTTGTAGAATTAACAGTAGTTGTAGTGCCATCTACCTGTAAACTACCTTTTACAATTAAAAGACCTTCACTACTTAATCCATCTGGATATGGATCAATATACATTACATTTCCACTTGTGGATGCAATAGTATCAGTTTTTATTTGAATATTATCAATGGTCATTCCACCAGTTAATCCAATACCAGTATTAAATTGCCATGAAGCACCAGTGACTAAAACTTTATCTGTTCCATTTTCATCATATTCAATCTTAGCATTTTTATCAGTACCAAAAGTAAGGAAACTATCATCAGGGATTATAACTTCACCCGTTCCATGACAATCTAAAATAAGATCACCATTAGCATCACTAGTATGAATTGAGTTTGCATTGAGAGTTATATTATCTACTGTCCACTGATCAACTCTAGGTAAATTAGCAAGAGATGACCCATCTCCAACATATCCATTATATCCATGACTTAAAACTGGAACGAATCCATTAGTATTAGTTGTTGGGTTTACCTGACCCTGAACTAATCCTGGTGCAATACTAAGCATATCGGTGTAATATCGACCACCAATTTCTTGTACATTTGAACTATTATCACCAGCAAATAGTCTTCCACCTTTATTGCCGTGGGTTCCTACTCCAACGGTTAAACCTAATTCACCGAAATTTAGACTCCCAGGAGCGGCTGTTCCCGTCGATCTTTTAACTCTTACGATACTTGCCATGGCTAGAAGTTACCCCCGTTAATGTCCAAATTCTGTGTTGTTCCTGGTGTTAAATCTAAAGTGGATTCCCACTTAGAAGTAGAAGAGTTATATACTAAAACCATACCATTAGATAATCCACCTGAAATGTCAACGTCACTTAAAGCACCTAAAGTTCCACCAGCACCACCAAATGTTGCAGGAACTTTTATTGCATTTTGAGATCCAACTCTTACTTTAATATCTGCCATAAGTTTTAGAATGTAGTTGTAATACCAGCAGTAACAATTGCACTACCTTCAACGACTCTAGTTATCAGATTAGATCCATCCTTCAGTAACAAGTCATAACCATACCTTCCAGGTTTTAATGCTTTAGTAACAGTATTACTTAAAGCAATTTTCACTTGTCCTTGTGCTCTGTTTGGAAAGGATACAGCAAATGTAGCAGTCGTGTTTAATGAAGCTGCATGTTTCTTCATCCTAGAAACACCTGTATAACCAGTCAAGTCAAGAGGTGCATTATTGCTTCCTTCAAGGTTGAATGTCTGATTAAAATCAGCACCAACATCAATTACTATATTGCTAATATATGCTGCCATTATTAGAACATTAAAATAAGTCTTAAAGATATTTATAAATCAATTACGCACAATTGATTTGAGTAAAGATTTTATCTCCTCCAAATCACTTTTCATACTATTTACATCTGATTTCAGATTATCAAACTCTTTTTTCTCCTTATATCTTTTTTCCGATAATTTCAGAAACTTGTCAAATTCAGTCTTATTGTTGTTTATGATTGCATGATTATTAGTATCTCTAACGAGATTACTATCAGAATCAACTTTTAGATAATCACTCATTATTCACTTGCAAATGATCTTAAAGCAATGCTCCTATAGTTTCTGATTCTTGGTGGTTTTGCCTGATTAGTCGAAGTCATAATAACTTTAACCATAAATCCACTAAATTGTGGAGTATTTTCTGCAGTGAACTTATATTCACTAAATGCATTACGTTTAGTATTTGGTTTTACAACTTTATCAGGAGATCCATTAGAATTGAATGGAATGTAAACTTGACCATCATCAGAAGAATCATTTCTAAACAACTTATAGAATACTCTTATGTCTGCTTCTTCTTCTCTATGCCCATCAAATTGAATATAAAGAGAATTAGATGGAAATTCTAAATCAATTTTTCTAGTTTCGTAAATAGCAGAATTTGGATCTAATCCAGGTATTCTTACTAAACTATTATTTTCATAATCACTTACTTTTTCATCTACTAAATTACTCATTAGAATAACATTAGCATCATTTAGATTAATAAAGGGAGAAACATCTTCATTATTAGTTTTCATTGTCAATTCAAGAGCAAATGATTTATCATTTCCAAGTAAATTATATTCATTTGTCTTAGAAGCAATAATTCTTGGGTCATCTAATTCATTTACTTTATTAAGAGATACTGGTTCATATCCTTTATCTGTAAATGATGCTTCAGACCCACTTATACTTGTTCCAGATGTAGTCTTAATTCTAGCACCAACACTTGTACCTGTTGGGTTTATCACAGTAAGTCTTGGATCGATTGCTTCAAATGGGATATTTTGAGAGACTCTTAAGTTCTTACTTCCACCAACTTTTGAATTAGAGAAAGACTTATTAGTATCATCAAGAGAAATATAATAATTATTAAATCCTCTTTCTCTAGTATCAACATCATGTAATTTGTTTATCTTCCTCAAAGAAACTTCATTAAACTGATAAGTATAAACCATATCATTTTGTGAATGATTTGTTTTCAAACTAGAATCAATTCCTCTTGTTCCAATAGTAATCTGATTTGCTGATGTACTAAAACCAGTATAAGAAATAATTTCTTTACCTATTTTAACATATCCAGTATTTGCAGCACTAACTGGTTGACCTTCAAAACTGGTCAATATTCCAACATTTGCAACTGTAAACTGAGTAGTTGTATCATCAATATTATCAGATAATAAAATTGGAGAAATATCACTATTAAAATCTAGCACACTAACTTTATTCTGTGCAGAATGCATACCATGATTTCTATGATTGAACTTCATAGTAAATCCATCTCTAATTGAATCTGTAGGTGCAGATGTTGGTGCAGAAATTGGTTTATATGCTCCAGATGATGGATAATGAGTTAAAGCAGTACCTGTAACCACTGTTCCGACTACATCATCAAGTACAATTAAATTAGTCGTTGTAACAACACCAACTGCTGCTCTTAATCCAGATCCAGTCCATCCAATATTATTTGCTACAACTAGATCTCCAACTGCAAATCCTTCTCCACCACCAGTTACCGTAGCTGTTGCTGCCAATCCAGCAGTAACGGCTACAGTACAAGTAACAGTATTACCATAACCAGTAAGAGCAGTAAATCCAACTCCAGTAAAGACTCCAGTTGTTAATCCAATACCTGATGCAACAGTAGTAGTTAAAGTTGATGATATCTTAACAGGTCCACCAGAAGCGGATACATTACCACGATGCTCCTTACCACCATTCATTTGAGTTATAGTGTTACCTGCTTCAAATGTACTAGTTGTTGTTGCAATAGAAACAAGTTGTCTCTTAGAATATGTTTCTACTGGATTTTCTTTAGTAATTTTACCTAAAGGTAACTCAGCATTATAAAGAATAACACTAGATGCTGTATTTGTTACAAATTTTGCCTTATTAAGTTTAAATTTGAGATCTTCAAATTGACTTGCACTCCAAGTAGATCCATTTTGTGATTTAAATAAAGATCCAAGAGTTGGTTGCTTATCATTAAGAGATTTTGTAATGAGATCAACTTCACCCATTCTACTGACAAATGCATTATATCCAGTTGAATCTGCCTTTAATACAAGAGCATACCAATATCCAGATTGAAGATAAACAGGTTCAGAGAACGTAAATGGAGTTGGTGTACTACCATCAGTAGATGTCTTAACATCATCTCTAACTATTTCTGTTTCTGCTATTACAACTTCTGTAGGAGAACCATTATTCATAGTTCTTATTTGAACTGTAACTGGAACATTTAAAGTATCTCTTGTCTTGAAATATGCTTCTCCACTAGTAATGAATACACCATCAGTAGCATATGATGAACTTCCACTAGCATCTGTTCTATTCTCAGGTACTTGGAATGATTGTGCCAAGGGATCATGCCTGACTCTCCATGTCTCCCAACGAGAACCAGGAATAGTCTCTTGCTGAAGTGTTATTTGAGTAATAGGTTGTTCATTAACCTGAACTCTATCAATCTGAGGTGTTTTGATAGATAGAACTTGCTCTTGAGTAGTCTGTGAGAATCCAGTAGCCTCATAAAGTCCTTCTGCAGATGCTTGTCCAGGATCTAATATATTACTATTTGCAGAATCACTTGTTACTCTAATAGTATTAGAACCAGTAGTAAACTTAGGATTACTTGCAATATTTGGATCGGGAATATGTAATGAGAATATTATAGAACCACTCTCATCACTTATCAATCTTACTGTATCAACAACTGCTTCTGCAGTTCCTGTTGAATTTGCAAGAACCATACCTTTCTTAATATATCCAATATGCTCAGGCTGTACTGGGAGTGCAATATCAGCAGTATCAAGGTTAACTGTTCCACTTGTATTTGAATATGAAGAAGTTAATGCAGTATTGTTATATGGTTCAGTAGAATATGTTGTAGTCGGAGCATTAAACGGACCATACTTATGATTTGATTGTGCTGCTCTAAACTTAATAGTTGCTTGACCTTGGACTTGAATTGATGGTCCAGTTTCTATAATATCACCAACCGCAAATGACCCTCTAGTCATTGTAACTGGAATCAATTTTGGTATACAGAATCTAGTTACATTAACATTTTCCATAAACACATAATATTGTGTATTTGGTTTCAATCTCTTACCAACAACTTCAATATTTCTAGATCTGCAATTGTATAGTATATCAATACCAATAACTTTTTCACCTAAACTTATATCATCAGTACCAGCAGTTAGTTCAAGACCAAATTCTTTTTCAACACCAGTTTCTCTAACTGGAGCAATTACAGTTGTTTCAGTTGCTATTTCACGAGTTCCCCAAGTTTCACGTCCAGTTCTACCAACATCTCTAGTTCCTAAAGTTTGTACTGGATCTAAAACTTCTCTTCCAGTCCAAGTAGTTTCATGTGAATTCCAGAAGCTTGCTGCCATTCCACCATTTTCACCTTCAACACCAAGAAGAGTTGATATTCCATTAAATACTGAATCTATTCTTACGACATCTGGAGTTTCTAATGCAATTTCATCAATCCAGAAATCTGTAGCAGGTGTAATTTCAATAGAACCATTATATTGTGTAATAAGGAATGGATTTAAATTTTCCACTCTCGTAGCATCTTGTTGATCAATAAATGCAACTTCATCATATTTTAATGTTAATGCTGGACCATTTCTAGTAACATTTGCATTATCAAAATCCTGAATCCATCTATAATCAGCAGTTGTTGGTGCCAACTTAGATGATTTTGTTTCAAACATCAAGGCAACATTCCTTTCTGTTGATCTTGGTCTCAATTCTCCTCTTACTATATCAATATCATAATTAGACTCACCTACTAAATTATGAGACCTATGATTTCTAAAATTATCTACATAGAATCCAGACTTAAATTTATCCAATCCAGTATTAGGATCTTTAATTGATAAATTCTTAGTATCAGTCTCAAGAAGAGAAAGTGTAGTATACTCTTCAAGATTCTTAATTCTATTTTCGAGACTACCAATGTCTTTCATGGTAAATCTCTTATGTGGAACAATTTTTATATTAGAATCTGTAGTTGCATTAGTAACATAAGGATCCATATAAATTGTAGCAACTTCAAATGCTTCATTATTTGGTAATGGTGCTTTTGGAGTTTCTGAAGGTTCTCCTTTCTTTAATTCAAATATACCAGCCTTTGTCAAATAAAGTTTATCAACTCT